ATCTATACCAACTAACAAGTGTTTCATAATTTTGTGTTTCGTAATATGTCTTTCGGTCTGTTGTAACTATATCGCTACCATGTTTCATAATTTTTCTATTTAAATTGTCATTTTCATCAATATAGTCATTATGTAATTCTAAAACATGTTGATAATTGGCGTATAAACTATTATACGTTTCATTTAATGTTGTAGCATTATCCACACTCTCGTTAAAATTTTGCTGCATAGTCTCACCTATTTTATCAGCCTTTTGCGTTAATTCATTGTCAAGCACTTTATTATAACCAGCATCACCCTCTGCAAATGTATAATAATTTTTTTCGGCTTGTTTTAATTGTGATGGAGCAGTTTTAATATTTGTTTGAGCGTCTACATATTGTTGTTTAAGCTTGTCTGTTTGTCTTTTTTTTTGACAATCTGGACCACACATTAATGCATCAGAAGATTGTGCCAACATTTGATTAATTTGTGAAGTCACATCTAGTTGATGTTGGGTTAGATTCATATTTGGATTATTACCAATAAAATTCATTTATTATAACTATAATATATATTTATTATAAATTTTGATTTTTCTGATTATAATCCCCCAAATCCTCCCATAGGCGCAGTATAAACACCAGATCCTGAACCTGAACCAGATCCATTACCAGAACTGCCATTAGCAGCATCAAGTGTGGTAGCACTAGCAGAAACATCAGGAGGGATACATTTATTTAAAGTAGAATCATAGGTGTTCCCATCATAACAACAAGCTTGTCCTACACACATTATACCAGAAGTTGTCCAAGGATTAGTTCCGGATGGATTACTAGTATCGACAGGTGGTGCTTGACTAGTTTTAAAATCCCAGTTGTATTCTTGATAATTCATATTGTCACGTGACATAGTATGTAATATTTGTTTTGCAATGTAAATGAGTCCAACTACTGCAACAATTATGACTAAAATAGCATAAATCGTAGGTGGTAAAAATCCTCTATTTGCTAAAAATGTCAATAACATAATAGGTAAACAAATAATTATGATAGTTTTCATTATGCTAGTATGATCTGCATATCTCTCCCCGTAATAAGTGTTTATCTCTACGAGTCTTAATTTGTCGGCCTGTTCCTTCTCAATCAGTTTAAGTCGTCGTTTGGCTTCATTCAATTCATGTTCTACTATTTCAACAGCGCTGCTTTGTTCCATAAGTGTATCTCGTGCAGAAGACACATTATTTTGGAAAAACGAAAAAACCCCACTTATATTTTTATATAAATTGGCGCGCATTTGTGCAATCTCATTTATTTTATTAATGATGCTATCTTTTTGTTCAGGGGTTAATGTATTTGACGCTAGACCTTCTTCTAAAGTGGTAAATAAATCTTTTTCAATGACTTGTAGATTCTGGATATCGGTTAATGTTTGTGCATTTTTCTCTTGTACATCAGAAAAGTCTACAGATTTTACATTAATCAATGAACCAGATCCTGCATCTACACTATTCATTCCATTATTGTTTGCCATTTATATATTATATTATATTATAACATAATAACATAATATATTGATTTACCGATTTACCTATTTCTCAACAAATTCATCGCAATAATAACTACAGAAATAGCTAAAATGGTCCAAAACACATATGTATAATTTTCTTTTAATACAACTATATCGCTATCGGCCATAATACCATTTATATTTGTCACATCAAATGATTTCTTATATTTGGCAACGACATCCTTATATTGTTGTAAATTTTGGGTCAGCACATTTTTATCAATCCCCATTTGGTTATTCAAATCTATATTCATCGTTTCTAAATAAGTTATTTTTTGAACCAATTTTTCAGCAACATCCACTAATCGTGACCTTATTTGATCTAATGATTGGTTATCTGGTGCTATAACCCTAGACAACCCACATTGAGTGTCTGGTGTCATTTTACTACCCGAATTGGGATAATTTCCCCATTGAAAACTATCTATATTCTCTATTTTTTTGCTACAACTAGCATTATTCTTAATTGACATATTTTCTCCAATCATATCTGAAGTGTATTCAGATAGTTTCCCTTCATAATCTACATACCCGATTTTATTCAAATCAGCAGGGTTTCCTACTTTGTCTAATTCATATATAGCATTTACATTAGATGTACCAAATGAGCGAGCAATGTTATTAGTTGATTCGTCTATCATGTTGACCTCTCCAGAGGACTCGCCATATGTCGTAGAATCATAATAATTATTGCTAACAAAACATTGGGAACTTCCAGCTCCACCATTTTGTAATCCAAAAAAATCATAACCTGCATCTTCTGCATATTTTCTACAAGTCTCAACGGAATAATTTTGTCTATTAGGAATCAATAGTGTCGGTGAGATATTTGTATATTTCCAATCGGCATTCGTGCTAAATAAAAAGTTTTTTTGCGGATCTTGTACTGATAAAATAAATCCAGCAGGTCCACCCGCATTTTCAACAGCAGCAGAAATATAGTTATTTCCGGGAGCTATAGTAATTGGAAAGCTTGGTACTTTAGCATCAGACCATCCATTTTCGATGTTACCAATTAGTTGTCCATTTAAATATACACTTGCCTTATTGTCACATGCACCATTTACATTGGCATTCACATAAGTAGACCCATTATAAATAAAATTGTATATTAAAGTCATTGGAGCACCTACATTATTAGGAGCATCATTTTGAGCATTGGGAGTATACCAGATCCAACTTGCTCCATTTGCATCAATGGACCCAGCCCCAAAATAACCCCAAGGACCCATACCCATAGGACCACACACATTTACAGGTGTATAACTCTCTAATTTTGGTCCACTTACTATCATAGCTTTTTTACTAGGATCAACTGAATCTTTAAAACACCCACGATAACGATCGCCTCTATATAAAGCAATAGTTGAATCATTCGATGCATACATATTTTGGTCACTACCTAAAGAACATAGTGGTTTATATTCGCCATATTTTTGTGCAGCGGTTAAATCATTACTAGTAGAACAATATGCCTTTGTTGGATCACCAGTTCCTGTTATATTTTCTAACCCAAAATATTTTTTCCCTGTATCCATTGCAGCCTGTTTGCATTCATTAAACGTAAACCCTCTATTATACAACATATCCATTGCAGGGGCATCTGGATTATCATTCCACAATCCCAAATAGGACAAAATATTTGCGTCGTTTAACACACTATTAACACGAACATTGGTAAGCTTTCCTTCAAGATTTGCCGGTTGATTGGTAACATCTACATATGTTTTGGTGGTAGAACTAAGTTGAGATTGTGCACTTTTAAATAGTTCTAAAAGAGAGTTAAACGTGGTTTGCAAATTTTCCAACTCAGAAATTTCATTTTGAGATATTTGAGATGCACTTAAAACTTGTTTGGTTTGTTGTACTGCATCGCTGCTTTGTTGTGATAAAACATTTGTAAACCCTTCCTTAACACTATTGCTATTCTTTTCTAGCTGCGTATATGTGTTGCTATTTTTTGTAGTTGCGATTATTTTATTTTGATATTTTTTAAATTGCAATCCTTGTCTTAAAGTTGCCGATAATCCATTTGTTGATAATTCACTGGTCATTGATATACCACAATATAATTATATTCGAGGTAACATATTCATTTGTTGTAATATGACCATTGCAATTAATGCTAACCATACTAAATACCCAGTAGGTGTATTTAGTTGCATCATCAAAGTTATAAACAATATTGTTATGATGATCCAATAAACAACGCTTACCATATTTAATTGTAATTCGGGGTAAAATTGCATCTTCAATGTAAATACAACTATGATTAAAGCTACTAAAGTCCAAAAGGTATAAGTAGTATTATTTTGACTAACATAAATAGAATTATCGTTATATGATTGCTCAATAGCAGTAGAATTATCTATCATTTTATTTATATTTCGTCGTTCTTCCATTAAAGAATTATAAATGCTTGTTAATTCGCCCTTTTTTAAATCTTTGTCGGCTATATCGTGATTTTCAGAGCTAGACATGGAACCTAATGTATCCTCCATATTCTTGTTTATATCCAATAATTTTTGGTTTAACATTTTTAATACTTGGGTATTTTGCATCAATTCGGGGACGATTGCGCTATCTGTATCCATTCCAATGCTTATATCGCTTTGACCACCCCGCACCCAGCAATATTGTTTATCTGAATTATATGTAGCGCCGGTACAACTAGTATTAGCGCTACATAATGCGGTACAATCTTCTGCGGAAGGTGATGTGCCTTCAGATAGACTAGTTGTTCCCCAAAAAACGCTACCTGGTATTGTAGCATAGGCTTTATTGGAAGTAGAAGCAGAACTAGTTGACGATCGTAAACTGCTTATATAATTAGCATATGCCTGTTGATATTGTGTCATGACTAGTTTAAATTCGGATTGTAATGATTGTAATTTTAATACATTCGATTCAGTATTATTAGTAGTTGAATCATTGTTAGCCATTGATATAGTTGATATATATAGCGGTGAAAATATACTAGAAAAAAATGAAAATTTCAACGTTTATATTTCATATAAAAGTATAAAAAATAGCAAGAAGCGGATGTCATTCCTAAAAACAATGATATTTTTAAAAAATAATGGACGGCATTATTGTTATGTTCTGGGTCTCCTATATCAGTGCATCCCATAGCTATCGTTTTTATTTTATCATTTGGAGGAAAACTGCTGGTCGCATAGCGACCATCCGTTTTCTGATTATATTCCATAGCTTTAGCGAAGGAATATATCGCAAGAACTCTTGGTGGTTTATAAAAATATTCAGACAACAATGTAAACTTCTTATATTGTTGCTTTTGTTGATGATCAATATAATTTGTAGCGGTTATATGAGGAGGTCCTTTTTGTTCATTATATTTATCTAAGGTAATAAATTTTTGAAGATTATCATATAAATACATTTACTATGAAAAAAGAAAATGTATTTATAATATTTCGGCAAAACAATTCATCTATAACCAGAAGCAACAAAGCTCCTTCACTAACGTTCTCAGTGGGCACGTAGTGCCCACCAAGTGGTTCGCCTTCGGCGAACAACCGGAGCTTAATCCGAAAACTTCGACTTGCCATCGGTAATTACGTTTTCTTACACACCACTTGTTATCGGACGTCTAAAAGTAGAAAATAATAGAGATAACAGACCCAAAGATCCAATTACTATAGTCACATTGCTAATATATTGAATATTATATAGTTCCTTGGCTTCGTCTGTCATTTCACTTGCACTATTACCTGTACCTTTAATGCTATTCCATTTTTTTTTCAAATCAGTGTTTATGGACTTTTGTTTCGTTATTTTATGATCTAAATCCGATATTTGTACATTTAACGTATCTATGTTTTTTTGTATATCATTTGTAGCGACAAATACTTTAGTGTTCAATGAATGTAATGCACCCTTATTTGATGCATATATTTGTGAATATTCGTTATATTCTGGGTTTTTATTGTGAATGACATATGATTTTTTATAATCTTCTAAAACAGAAGGAAATTGCTCCGAATATGTATTTAATTTATTAGAAATTTGTTGCACAGGGTTCATTAAGTTATGTATATACATATTTGGATATTTTAATTCACACAAAACATTCAAATTATACACACGTCCTATAATACAATCCAGTAATAGCCGTTTTACTCGGTCTAATTATCTCGCATACCTGACCTGGTCGGATACCAATAATTTGCGCAACCGGATCAAACCTGGAAATGTCTGGAAATTGTGCATGGTCTGTAATATTATATCTCAGTTTCACCTTCTTCACCTCCTCTATAGATAAAATTCTATGACTAGGTACTAAAACGTGATCTAATAAATTGAATTGCAAACGTTTAATGTTTTGAATAACTATTAAAATACTATCTTGTTCCCATATATGTTTCAATACATTCGTCAATGTTTCATTCAAATCGTCCTTCGTTATAATCATTAAGGTGTCATCCTTTGTCAAAATTTCTTCTAAATTGAATAAATCATCAATCATCTCTTGAATATTTTTATCGGCAATTTTTTTTGCTAAATAATATCTGATATATATCTTTCTCTTTCTATTGGTCTCTGTATTTTCTTCTGCTTGTTCTAAAAGCATATCTAATTGTTTATTTTGATACATGGCATTTACCTCACTAATACTAAAATTAGTGTAATCCTCCACATTATATCCTTGTTTCTTCATTAATTCCAAAATAATTTTTCTGGATTTATAAACAGAATCTATTAAACTACTGGAATTCTGGGTTGTCATTATATTTATACTTAGACATTATCATTTAAATAGGTTCAATTTTAAATTTTATTTTTTTGGAAGGAAACGTAGGCTTGCTTGCAAGCCGATGTTTCCTGACTATAATCCGTAGACATAGTCGAAGGATTAGGAGGAATATCCTCTACAATATTATTTTTTTAGTTTCATTCGAATTAGAACCAGATGATTCGGGTTCAACGACGTCAAATTTTATTTCTTTCGTTTCAGAAGGATTTGATTGATCTGTTGATTGATCAGTCGAATTATCTGCCGATTTATCACCTGATTCTAGTTTTTTCTCTTCCACATTTAAAATAGACGCGCTTGGAACCCCTGTAACAGGCATAGATGCATTGGTAGATGCATCAGCAGATGCGGTAGATTGAGCTCGTTTTTTATCCAACATTTCAGCCAGGGTTTTTTTATCGCTTTCCGAAAGAGACTCCCATTGGGCTTTGAGTTCCGGATTTGTGATTTTTGGACTAGGAGGAGAGCTCATCGGACTATATGGATTATATACAGGACTATTTGAATTGCGTTCAACTCCCTGTTCCATTTCTTCACTAGATCCTGGTTGATATGCAGGACTACCTGGTGCATATGGAGAACTATTTGAATTGCGTTCAACACCCAGTTCCATTTCTTCATTAGATCCTGGTTGATATGCTGGACTACCTGGTGCATATGGAGGACTATTTGGATCATATACAGGACTATTTGGATTACGTTCGCCCATCGGTTCCATTTCTTCACTAGATCCTGGTTGATATGCTGGACTACCTTTTTGATATTGAGGACTGGCGAGATACATATTGGACAACTTATTATATACGGGTGTTTCAGCAGGATTTTCAAATGGGTCATTTTCCAATTTACCTTGTATACCATAAAGTCTGTCTCTTTCGCGCCTACTATATTGAGAAACTAACATTTTGAGGTCTGTATTTTCAGTATCTTGTAATAATTTATTAATATTGTCAGAATAAGACATGCTCATTAATTGATCAATATTATCTTCCGTAATAATTCTCATTTGAATGTTCAATACTTGTAATTCTTGAATTAATAATTTCAATGCATATGGAATTCGGACTATACTAAACGAACGCCCAAAACGACTTACATTTTGGATATTCATTTTTCCATCCAGTGCGGTGTTGAATTTAATAGGTCCATCAGCAAATGGGCTAAGAAATAAATTCATCGCTTGATTATAAACAGCAATACCCCCTGTTTTATTACACACTGCCATAAAATATTCGTCCCCTCTAATTAAATATGATTCATTCAAAAATCCAGCACATCCGTGTGCTAATATTCCATCACGTTCCATCTCACCTATACGTAACCCTCCATCATTTGCACGTCCTTGAACCGATTGTCTTGTGAGCATAGTATTCGGCCCTCTCGCTCTGTAGTTAATTTTATCTTTTACCATGTGTTTCA